GCATACTCAAGTCCGAACAATGCGTTCAGTCCAGGTAATAACTCTTGTAGTAGTTGTGCGCGTGAAATAGCCATTTATATGCTCCTATTAGGCTGCAGTTGCTACGCCAGCAGCACTGTAGTATGTGTGAACACCGAAGTTGAACTTAACGATCACTTCTGTGAATGAACCTGACGCATTTACAGTCTCTGGAATACCAGCAACAATACGCATTGGAACAGCAGTTCCAGCACCAGTTGTGGCAGAGATAGATGCAAGTGAGTCACCTGTTGTTGTGCTGCCAGCGGTCAAGATTAAAGCTGAATTTTGACCAATAGCTGCTTGTGTTACACCAGAAATTGTTGATGTGCCAGCAGCAGTTACGGCAACTTTGAACAATGCATCTGGATCATCCAATACAAAAGCTTGGATGTCAGAAGCCACTGTGCTAGCTGGGTAGTACTGTTGTTGCAACAATTGCTTGGTGGATGGGTTTGTGAACTGACAACCCAAGAAAATACCAACTGCGTCGGTTGCGGTAGCTGTGGTTGAAACTTTGCTTAATGTACCACCTGTGTTCAAACGTACGACATCACCGTAAAAAATTGATGTGCCGGAGCCTGAGGCGATAGGAAATAAGCGAGTTGAACCAGCAAATACCTGACCACCGATCAAATTGATCGGCTGAAACCCATAAGGGCCTGCTACGGTAGGATAAGCCATTTATAACTCCTAATTAAAATTAATTACCTTTGCCAAAGCTACTTGTTGACTTCCGCTCTGTAAAGAGTGGTGCCCGTGGGTCACTTTGACGCATAAAATTATTGTCTACAGCCTCTGTCTGGGACTCGGTTTGATCTGCATAATATTGATTACGCTGGTCAACCATCTCAGTCGGAGTCTTGCAAAGCAATAACCCGCCAATCTCAATGTTGTCCTTAAAACGACTATTGGGATCAACTAACAGTTGAAACTTGGGTTGTTCCTCAACCTTTACTGGTTCCCATCCTTCTCTTAGTTTCCCAGAGAGATTACGGGGATCAGCATTACCTAATGTTGAAGTACGAATCCAACGATACGAATACCCAGCTTGTTTATCAGGCTCAGGGAGCAATTCCGCGGGCATCCACTGTTTAGGACGCTCTGTAACTGCACGAGTATTTAATTCACGGGTAGTTCTGTTTTCAGCCATTTGATTAGGCCTCCATTTTTAAAAGTTCTTTGACGTATTGCTCAGGGGATAAACCCAGCTTACGAGCAATTGATTGTTGGCTCGTGGTTAAACGAACCTTTTTTGACGCTGTGCTACGGGCTGCAGGAGCAACTACCGTGCTAGGTTTGCGAGTCGCGGTCTTCACGCTTGGCGCTTCTACTTCAATTTCGTCGTCTTCCTCAAAATTTTCGGGAAAACGTTTACGCATTGTGTTGTCAATACGTTTGTAATACTCATCCGTAGTAGCATACGCTATACCGTTTTCCTTGACGAGCTTTTCGTGTAGACCGAGCGCTAAACTAGTCATCTCATCGTCGTTGCCAAACCAAGAGTTGCGCTCTTGCCAACTGGCAGCTTTAGGATCACGTACGGGTTTATACTGATTCTGTGGTATTTGTACCTCATTCTCTTCTTCTTGTAAAGCTTTTCTGTTTTTGAGATTATCAAAAGCATTTCCGGCTTGTTCGATTTTCATCTTTGCAGATGTCATCTTTTCCTGAGCGTCTACTAACTTATCTGAATCGCCAGAGTCATAAGCCTCTTTGTATTCACGCCTAGCCATCTCTAATTCACGTTCAGCACTTGTTTTGAATGAGTCAACAGCTACCTCATCTGATGAATGAACGCGGGTTTTTAGTTGCTTTACTTCGTTGTACAGTTTTTGAGCCACAGCAATAGCTTCCTGTTTCTCACGCTCAGCCGCTTCTTTGGCTCTACGCTCGTCATGGAAAACCTTCTTATATTGCTTAATCTTTGTCTTAACATCCCTGGTGTAATCTTCCAGTTCGTCAGATTCCAGCTGTTGTACTAATTCAGGATCAGCGGGTTTTTTGCCCCTGTCCGCCTCTGGTGTATCGTCTTCGATCTCAATCTCAAACTCTTCACCTTCTGCTTCTTCTGCCTTATCTTCAACTTCGTCTGGAAACTTGTAATCGTCTTTATCCATTTAAAACTCCTTTCGTTACCATTTAAGGTATGTTATTTACGTCGAATTCCACGGGGATCGGCTACTACAGCCTCCACGGAGTCATCGTTGATAATGCGGAATTCACGCCCATGAATCACTAGACGGCTTCCCGCATGTGGGCGAACTAATACAAAATCGCCCCTTTTGCACCACGGCCCTGTTGGAAAGCGGGTTGGATCCTTATAGCAATCCTCACCTAATTCCACTACAAACAGCACTGTGGTTAACAACTCTTCGTTTTGAATCGTAATGTCTGCTTTTAAAAGACCACTTCCGTCGTGTTCTTTTTCAGCTTCAGGTATCGCACATAGGATGCGGTAGCCTGATGGCTTGGGCAGTTGTGTTGCTTTTTCTTCGTCTGACTTTTCCATAATTGCGGATAGATCTACCGCTTTTGAAAGGTCTAGTGTGTTACTCATTCGAGTTCTCCAATCGTTCTTTGAGGTCTAATACATATCCCCGTGCAATCAATAGACCTCTAATCTCGCCGCACGTTTTTTTGTACTCCACGTACTCTAGGTTGCCGTTGGCGACGGCATCCTTAAGTTGTCCTACTTTGTCGTCCAATTGCTTGGTTAATAATTCAAATTCGGTCATTTATTGCCTTTGTTAGAATTCATTTGGGCTTTCGTGATATCGGCAATAATTCTTGCCTTTTCTTTTGCTGCATCTACTTCTACTAAGTGTCTGTCATGAGCCATATCAATGCCCATCTTGGTAGCTTTCATTTCGCTTTCACGATCTAGCTTGTCCTTGTCGTAAGCCATCTTTGCTCCAGCTTTGTTTCCATCTAGCTCTGCATTGATGTGCATACGCTGCTCTTCCAAATCTAAGCGGCGATTCTCAAGGGCAATATCAGCCTTATCTTTCTCTGCCTTGCGTTGAACGTCCTGACCTTTAATCTGGATTTCTTGCTGCTGCATCTGGATAATTGGATCTTGCTGTTGCTGTTGAGCCACTTGCTGAGCCGCTGCTGCCTGATTCTTTTGCAACAACTGCTGGCTAGCCTGGGCAACCAAACGAGATAACTGAACTTCGTACTCTTGTGGAAGAGCTTCGTTTTCCTCGTCATCGTTCTTATACGGCAGTGGTGCGCCAAGTTCTTGCTCAATCTGCTGGCGATACTGGAATCCGTAGTGCTGAGCAATATGGGCTTGTAAGGCACCCATGATTTGATTAGCCATTGGGTTTTGACCAATGATTGCTGCCGTCTGAGGATCTTGCAAGAATGATTGGTGCGTCGCAATATGCGCTTGATGATCTTGGTAAATAAACGCTTTAATGGGTTTATTGTTAAGAGCGTTCATATTCTCAGAGACCGGATCTTCTGGAACTTGATCGTCTTCCAATGGTATTAGCTTTTGGGCGTTGCGAATACCCAACACATCTAACATTTGACGATGTAATTGCGGTAGGTTGTAAATCTGCGGAGCGCCTTGGGCTAACTGCAGTACAGCCTGATACTGAACAATCTTTTGCGCCATTGTTGCGGCGTTAGGATCGCTTACAGGGATGACTGCTACTAAGTCATAATCAGCTTGTTTAGCCCTACGGTTGCCTTCTACTGGCTCATAGCTGTAGTCCTCTGGAGTGTAATCACGAATGATTTCCTTGAGGAGTCCTAGCTCTTGCTTCATTGAATAATGAACACGGGCTTGTACTGCAGACATGACTTTAAGGGTGCGCTCTAGAATTGCTAGGGTTGTCCCTACTGGTGCGTTAGCAGACATATCGCTAATATTCATATCAGCTGCTGATGCGAATCGGCGACCTTCTTCAACGATAGTATTTAAAAGAGAATATAAAACTTGGCTAGGTTCTTTGTAAGGCAATGGCAAAATGTTGTCGCGCATTACCCCAGATGGCACATCTACATCGCGAAACTCACCAGGAGCTATCGGGGTGTCGTCGCCTTTGATACGCAATCCACGGGTCTTAAAGCCACCTGGCAAGTTGCTAAGTGTTCCCGCGTCAACCAGTTGGCGGATAAGGGAAGTACCAGATTTAGCAAAAGCACCGACAAGATGGATAAGACCAAAACAGTAGAAACCAAAACCAGGAACATACCCGTAGTGGACGAAGTGGTTACGTTTTTGTTTGCTTTCATCTTCAGGTCTCCAGTTACGGCGAATGGCTAAAATCGTGCCAGTGCCTTTTTCCATTGTGACTACATATGGCAAAGCGATTCCAGTAAATTCCCCGTCTTTGTTTGTATCTTCATATCCTTCAAGATCAAGATCAACGTGCATTTCCAAAAGCTTATAACGGTCATCCGTGATTGCACGGAAACCCATCTTTTCGGCAATCTTCTTTTCAACTTCATCCAAAGCAGATGATGGCTCTCCTAACTCAACGTCAGCATAAAAGCCTTCTACCTGTAAGCGGCGGACTTCGTTTTCTGTCTTACGCATTACATGAGTTACGCGGGGTGAAGACTCAAGGCTTGAGGCTCCGTAAGGAACAACGATATCTTCTGCTGGAATAAACATAGATACCTGGCGACCCAATGCTGGATCGTAGTACACCTTCTTAAAGGCGTTACCAGAAAGACCCAAGCCCCAAAGCATACGCTCATGCTCAGGACGGAATTCTTTCATTACGTCTGTTAGCTGGTAGTTCATGTCATCTTGAACACGAACTGCCGCTTCTTTTTTAACTTGTGTCTCAGCACCAATAATTTGAGTCTTTACTGGGCCAGCCGCAGGGAAAGTGTCCATGATTGTTTCGGCTTGGAACTTGACCAGAGCCTCGGATAGGAGTGGGTGGTAAACACCGCAAGCACCTTCCCATGGTTCGCTACGCTCTTCAATCTTCATGCCTAGCAATTCAAGACCATCTACATAAGTCTGGATCCAGTCTTTGCGGGCAGCAACGTCATCTTCATAATCGCTGAGCAAATCCCCAGAGATTTCAACTAAAACCTTTTCGTCTATGTATTCTGCTAAGTTAGCATCAAAGTCTTCGTCTGATGGTTCCTCTTTTCCAATTTCAATCTCTAGACCGTCAATACCAATCGTTACCGATTCTGGATCCTCAATTTCAATTTCAATATCTGGCTCATCTGTTGGGAGAGCGTCTAATCCTACGGGAGCTTGGTATAAACTTTTTTCAATTGACATAGTGTGTCCTAGTAGTATGCTGCTTTGCGTCTAAAATTAACTGGTTCGTCTTTTTCATCAGACGGTAATCGGATAAATCCACCTTTTCTGTATCTGATTAGGGCTTGTGTGCTTGAGTCAACCAAGTCATCGTGATCCGAGTTTGGGAATGCAGCCATCTCTTCAATCACTTCTTCAGCCCATCGTCTCGCAGGACACCAAACCTTACCAGATGCAAATAGATCTGTTACGGAATTCATGCGTGATATCTTATCATTCCCACGCGTAGGTGTAAACTCTGATACGGGTATACCCATACTACGCAATTCGTAGATTAATGGTGCACCAGAAGCTTTTGCTTCAATGATGAACGCATCAGGCTCCCATTCTTTATACATTTCCAACGCTTTTGCTTTTAGTTCTGGAAACTCCATGCGCTCTTTAAACGCATCTAAAAGAATAATGTTGGGATCGTCTGGGTTTTCGTTTTTATAGAACACTCCCCATGTCGTACAGGCAGAATAGTCTGAGCGTTCGTTCTTAGTAAATGCCGTATCCCATGATTGAATGAGGTATTCGCACTTAGGAGGGTCTTCTGGCTCCCAGATCTTCCACCATTCCCGCTTTACTAGCGCACCCGCGTCCCCTGTGGGGGTTTGTTGGTACTGTGCGTTCCATTTAGAGACCGGAAGTTCGTTTTTAAGCGCTGATAGCTCTTCAATACTCCAAAATTCTGGCCATAATGACTTACCAGACGGCAAAATTGCGGGCAAATTGATGACTTCCCAGTCTTCTCCGTCTCTTTCCGCGTTACTTTGCAGGATTTTTCCAATTAAATCGCGCTTTGACCAGCGAGTCATAATGACAATGATCGCGCCTCCAGGCTGAAGTCGCTGCCGCGGGCCGGATGAGTACCATTCATAGACTTTATCGTACACTTCTGGGTTGCTAGCTGCTATTGCAGCCTCTTGCTCTGAGTGTGGATCGTCAATAATCAGTAGATCCGCACCTTTACCAGTCACTGTACCGCCGACACCAATCGCAAAGTAGTCGCCATTCTCGTTAGTAGCCCAGCGCCCCGCTGCTTTGGAGTCTGATCTGAGGTGAACGTTTGGGAAAATCTTGGCGTACTGCTCTGAGTCCACTAAGTTACGCACCTTACGTCCGAAACCTACTGCTAATTCTGCTGTATTAGAACACTGAATGATCTTCTTTCCTGGATACCTTCCAAGGAACCATGATGGGAGAAGATACGATCCGAACTCCGACTTGGTATGTCGTGGTGGTAGGGAGATCATCAATCTCTTTAATGTCCCGTTCGCGATCTCCTCGAACTTCTTAGCTAAAATCGCGTGATGTCTGCCGTGGATAAATCCTGGCCACATCTCGTTAACAAAAGCCATAAAGTCTTTTTGAGCATTCTCTCTCTTAAGTGAATCTAGATATGCTTGAGCATTCTCCATAAAGGAGTCCTGCTCATTCTCCGGTAAAGACTCTACGACTTTCTCAAAATCTATCATAGATCCTTGACCTTAATATTCACTGGTCTAATACTGCGCGCAACGTTGGGTAGCCTCTTGCAGAGGCCCAAATCGCACAACCGAACCATCATCCGATGGACGTTGCCGCGACTTCTATCTCCCGTGATATTCATAATGTCATCTATGCTGGGCGCGTAACCATACGCTTTCCACCACTCTGAGATCACCATGAAGATCTGTTGCTGGCGTTCGGTCACAGATGGTCTTCCCAATGCATATCGGTAGGCAAATGGCCCGTCTCTTTTAACACGGCATCGTCGTAGAACTCCCACATCTTTATCATCAATTCATGGATAGACTGAGACTCCATATTAGCTACATAAGAAAGAATGACATCTTCTGTACTTTGTTTATAAGAACTACCTTTTTCTCCTAATACCCAGTTATTCATCTCTATTCCTTAATTTTTTATATATACCCCCCACCCCCATGCGTTTAGAAACATGACGGGGGGGTGTTTCATGTAACGCTTTTCCTGAAGTCCAGAAACATTTAGGTAGCCAGAATTCGTAAGTCGTTGATTTATATAGAGAGCCATCCTTAACATTGTTAAGGGTAGGAGTTATGTCGTTGATTTCATTCATTTTTTTTGAATGTCTGTTGAGAATCATTCTCAGTTGGGGATTGTTTGAGTGGAGTACTATGTAAGTATTGCACCCCATTAACATCCAAAACTTGGGGGTCGCCCTCCGGTGGGGTCAAGGTTTCGCCCTTTTCCCTAGTTTCCAGTTCCGGCGCATCGTTTAACTCATCTAGCAAGGACATAGCATCATTGTCCACGGTGCGCTTGTTGTCCTCGATAGCCCGCTTGAGTTGGTCGAACAGTTTAGCCCGTGCAGTTGTGGAATCATGGATCACAGTAGTTGTTGCAATATGTTGGAAGGCATCCACGCCGGCAACCGTTCCCAAAGTCTTAAGGGATGATACACGGACTGCGGGAGGATTCTCAAGATCTAGGGCTTCCTTAGTTAGCCTAGAAACAATCAGTGCCTTTAATTGAGCTTCTGTATATAGTTTTCTAAACTCTATCGCCTCTTTTATGGCATCGACTTCCGACATAATTCTAGGGTCTTTCTTAAGTTTGCTAGCACTATCGCCCACGACCTTGGGTTTAGCCTTTGAGTTATACGCTTTCCTATATGCATCCGCACCAGTCGAACCGAGAGCTAACTCTGTTGCAAAGGTCTTCTGCTTGTGTGTAAGGGTTCTAGATCGGAAGAGCGT